TTACCCGCTCTATTAGAGTTTCCACAACCACCTCCAGCATAGTAAGTTCCAGGTGTTCCATTTATAGTAGGTATAATACCATTTCCACCATCTCCTCCTTCACTGCTAGGTGCAGTTTCTCCAGCTTGGTTAGCTCCTCCACCGCCCCCACCTCGGGCATTTCCTCCTCCACAATATCTTCCTCCGCCACCAGGGTTTCCTTGAGAAGGACTTACAGGAGGATCATTACCACTTGATCCACCACCACTTTGAAAAGTAGCTCCACCACCAGAACCGCCTGGTTGGCCATTCCCTATTGGACTACTACCAGATCCTCCTCTAGAAGAGGTTAAACTAAAAGCGGATGAATCAGAACCACCTCCTCCAACAGTTATTGGATAAGTAGTTGCACTAATTGGTTGACAAGCAAATTCTCTAAAACCTCCAGCTCCTCCTCCAGAGCCTTCAGCATTTGATCCGCTGCTTCCGCCACCAGCTACAATAAAATAATTGATATTTCCACCGGTAGGACCTGTTCCTAATTTGGTAACTACGAAATTGTCAGAACCTGTAAATGTGTGAATTTTAAAATCTCCACTTGTAGTTATTGTTCCACCTGTGGCTACTATAAAACCTTTTCCACCTGATAATAAACCATAACCTTTTGCTGATCCACCACTTCTTGTAGCATTAATAGGCATTAGTTTTTATTTCAACCTTTAATTAAATTGATTCTGTGCCGCTAAAATTACGTACGCTGGTGTTGTTGCTGTTTTAATTGCAGTAAATGCATAAACATCTATCCCTGCATTACCTGCTGTAGGAGCAGCTCCACCTTGATATTCTAAAGTTACGTTAGTGGATGATCCGTCTATTACTATTGTTGAAAGATAAAAAGTTGTGTTAGTATTTAAATAAGTACCTGTTATAGACTCACCAACTGACAATAAGCTATTAAGAGTTGTAGAAGAACTACCTCTTAAATTTAATGTAAACTGACCTGTTGCTGTTCCTGTATGATATTCAACAGCTCCGTCTAAAAAGTTAAAGTTCATAGTACCTGTAGTTGCTGTTGTATAGATATTAACTTTTTCTTTTACTTCTTCAATTTTACCCATTCCAAGAAACGTTACTGCACCTGTTCCTTTTGGTGAAAGATTTATACCAATATTTGTATCATCTCCAGATGCTGTAAAAGTTGGATTATTTCCAGTTGCAGCATTTGCAAGAGTTACTTCGTTAACTGCTGATGCAGTTTTATTAAATATAATTTGTTGATTACCTGAATCATCATCTATTCCTGTTGCATTATTGAATGCAATATCAAAACCATTAGTGTTTAAAGATGCTCCTAATTGTAATACCGCAGTATTAAGTGTAGGTGATGTTAAAGTTTTATTAGTTAATGTTTGAGGTGCTGTTAAATTTACAATTCCTAAATCTACTGCATCTGTTCCATTTAAATAAACAAGTTTAGTTGTTTTATCAGCTGCTCCAAATATTACTGAAGCTCCGCCTACTTGATTTAAAGCAAGTGTAAAAGCGCCTGATGTACCATTTTTTAAAATATAAGTTTTCTCAATTCCAGAAGCCACAAAAACAGTAGTGTTAGCAGCTATTGTTCCTGCAAATTCAATAACAGCATTTCTAGCATCTGATATTGTAGCATCAGTCATTGCTAAAGTTGTGTTAGTAGAAGTAAGTGTAATTAATTGATAACCAGCGATAGCTTGCTGTAATAGGTTTAAATTTGAGTTTGTTTTATCTCCCCATGTACCCGAGTTTTCACCCGTGGCCATAAGTTCAAGTTTTAAATCCGTTGAAAACGATGATGCCATAAGAATTCCTCTTAAATTTTAAATATATCTAATTTTAGTTTCATTAAGCGGCTATGTCAACCACTGTCCAAGTATTAGTTACCCCAATATCTACAACAGCCCAAGCTGATACAAATAAACGACCTGTAGAAGTGGTCATATTTACACCTGTTACACTTATAATAGATAAAGTCTCACCGGAAGCAGTTCCCACACTTGCATTTAATAAATTTGTAGATACTGAAACAATGGTATTTGCATCACTTTCTTCATTACCTAAACTTATTGTTAATAAATTAGTAATAGCGGTTAAATTAGCATCTGCTGTAATAGAATATGTGCCAATTGTAGTATTTAATTGATTACCAATAACATCTACTTCAACCGATGGAACTACTACTTCTTCTCCACCTTGTTCAACATCCATTCCACCAATATTGCCCCACGAACCATAACCCCAATAAGTAGTTCCCCAAGGTAATTGACCTGGAGATGTTACTTCAACATTAACATCTACTACTGCTAATATAGAAGCTACCGTAATATTTAATAAATTTGTATTTAAAGATAAATTAGCATCACCTATTACTGTGAATGTTCCAATAGATGTATTAGATTGAACACCTGTTAAATCTATAGTACCTGTTCCTGAAATAGATTCATCACCTTGTCGAATTACTGTACCAGTTATTTGATTCCACGCTCCTGAGCCCCAAGCGTTTTGTCCCCACGTAGTTGCAGTTCCAGGAGTTGTAACTTCTACAATTACATTTTCTCCAGCAAAAACTGATCCTGTCGTAGTGTTTATTAAAACAAAAGTAGGTTCTTCTAGTGCTCCACCAGTTAGTGTAACTGTGTTAACAGTTGATAAAATTAAATTTGTTGATAAAGTTATTGATATATCTGTAAAGGCTTCTTCATTTCCAACAGATGTGTTTAATTGTAATCCAGTAAGATCTACATTAGGATTTATTAAATCTCCCCACTCATTAAATCCCCAAGTGAATTGTCCCCAACCACCAAGTTCTCCTGAATATTCAACTGAATTTACTGATACTGAAGATACTATTCCATTTGGAATTATTAAAGTATCATTTTGAAGTCCCCAATCTCCAAAACCCCACGAAAGTTCGTTCCACGCATTAGCCATAGTAATCTCCTACTATGGTTAAACCAGGTGGTGTTATTATTGATATAATATTTGCCACCTGGCTCTCCTTAAATTAAGCGATTCTTAATATAGCTGCTGCTGATGTAAATGCTGGAAATTGAATTGTAAATGTTCCTGATGTTGCAGTTTTAACAGCACCGAAATCTAATACACACACTGCTGCATTACTACCGAATGAAGTATTGTAAATTACTGCACCTAATGCACTTAGTGTAACTCCTGTAAAAGATAAATCTGCGAAATCTACTATTCCTACTGAACCATCTAATGAAACTGTTTGTCCTTGCAACACTCCACCACCAGAAGCATATGTTCCAGTATTTCCAACTTCATTTGTTGAAGTGAAAACTGTAGTTGTTGCATTTAATACTGCGTTTGATTGATAAAGTGCTAATTTAAACACATCTCCAGTCGTTGCAGTAAAATCGTGATCTCCGTCTAATAGTTGCGATTTAAAAGTATTACAAACCGCTTGATCTATACTTAATGTCATAATTATTCTCCTATAAATTTATTATGGTGATGGTGACGGTACTTTAATTCGTAACGTTCCATCTTGATACTCGTCTCTACGTCTTCTACCTGTTTGTTCTAACGTAAATCCTTGTAATGCCATATTATACTTCTCTTGATACAGTTTGTACATATCCATAGGTCCTTTTAAATATGCAAAAGCTTCTACTAAACAGGCATATAATAATAGTTCTGGTGCATTAACAGAAATATAAGTTTCTGTATTTGTTGGACTCAAACCATCTGGAGTATAAATATAATCTAATTCCACTACAAAAGCTGAACTTGGTGTAGGAGCTACTTCAATAGCATTTTCTCTAAATGTAGCGTAATATTTAGGAAAACCAGTAGATCCTGATGAATTATATTCTGTTATAAATGTATCATCTCTCGGTTCCAAAGAAACTTGAATACCTGATGTATTTGTAGCAACAACTGAACGAACAATTAATGCTCTTCTATCTGTATTTGTACCAGACGAACCGGAAGAACTAGGTAACACTAAATATTTATTATTAGCTGTAAATGTAGATGTCGCGTACTCGCGCGCGTAGTCAGCATCTGCTTCTCTAAATATTTTAAATTCAGCGTCTCTAATAAAACCATTTACAATAGTAGCTGTTAAAACTTCAGAACCTACTTCTGTATAATCTCTAATTTTTTGTACTAATTCTAAATATGTCATTTTATGTTATACTAATAGTTACATCACCTACACCTGAATAAGCTGCTCTTCTTGTGTTAATAATATCACCACTTATACCTGGTTGCATTCCATCTGAAACATATTGTCCCGGCCAATAATATAAATCTAATAATACAAGACATGCTCCACCAGGTCTTACGTCTGGTCTTGTAAATTGTAATGCTTGAGCATCTCCACCATGAGATCTAAGTTCTAATTGAGGTTGTTTAGCTTCAAATTCTGAAAAATGAACTAAAGAACCGTTCCACTCTCTAACCATTTCAAGATAAGGAAACTGCATTCCTGATCTATCTGATATAGCTAGTGATCTTTTACCTTTAGCAAATACTGGCATAAATTATCCTTGTGGAAAATAAGTTTGTGGTGATATGTATAAACTAGTTCTTTGTCCATCTTCATCCAAAGCTCGTTTCATTTCATCTTCATAAACCATTTTTAATAAATCAATTCTTTCAGGTGATCTTTTTTGTGCTAGATAATAAGCAAGTCCTGAAACCATACATGGTATAAATCTATAAGGAAGATTAGCATCATTAGTGTAAGCACCTGCGTCTTGAATTCTTGAAATATAATAATATTTTAAATGTGTATATTGAATTCTATTTGGAACTTGATAAAGATAAATAATAGGATCTATTTGTCTATCCACATAGTATTGTGATGGTTGACCAGTTTGTCCTTTATTTGGAAGGGAAGCATAAGTAGATCTATCTATTTTAGTTAAAGATAAATCACTTGTAGATTCACCTGGTGCACCACCAGAAGTTGAAACATAAGCTTCTAAAACATCGCTACAATCACTAGGTGTAGTATATTCTGCTTGACCTGTTGTTAATGTTTGATCAAATAATTTAACTTTCCAAAGATGAACTCCTCTATTACCCCATTCAGAAAACAATATATTTAAACTTCTTCTAGCTGATTTAATGTCATAACCAGAATTAGATCTAATACCTATTCTTTCATAAGATTCTTCTACAATTTCATCAATTGATAGATTAAATGTTGTTGTTCCTGATGTAGCCATTTATATTAAATCTCCATAATACTTTTTTTGATGTGGTTTAGTATAAATCATACCACCTTTACTTTTTTCTGTTGGTTTTTCTTCTATTGTAGTTTTAAATTCTGCTGCTTTATATCCAGTTCTTTCTTCTGGCTCTGTAGAAGTTTGACTTCCAGTATTAGTTTTATAATCAATATAATCTTGTGGTGATGCTGCTGAAAGTTTTGATACAATTGTACTAGGATCAGGTATTCCTCCTAAAAACATTTTATTAACAGAACCACCTTTAAACTTAGTCTCTGGTTCTATTTTAATTTTTTCTCTTGTTTCTTTTTTAGCTGCTTCAAATGCAGAACTTTCTGACATATCAATGCGCATATCATCATATTTTTTTTTAAAAAAAGTTTTAACTTTCTCAGATGCTTTAGGAAAGGCTTTTTCTGCTATATCTATAATTATTTTTGGTTTAGGCATTATTTTAATAAATCTCCATAATAATCTACTTTAGATTCATTTGAATGTTTTACTCCATCAAACTCTCCACTTATAAATTTACCTATATAAACACCTTCACTTGCAAATGTTTTAACATTTGTAGGTTTAGGACCAGTGTTTCCTGCTGCTCTTTTTCTTGCAACTGCAGAACGTCTTTGACCTTCTGACATTGATCTAGCTTTAGCTAAAGGAACACATTTAGGATATCCTTTTCTTTTTTCTCCTCCAGATCTTCCACAAGGAGCGAAAGAACCATCTTTGCGTTTAGTTCCAATGTCTACCCACTTCTCTGCAACCCATTTACGTAAACTCATATTAATATTTTTTAGTTTTTTTTCTTCTGTTTTCCATTACAGCTCCACAACCTTTAGCAACACCACCTTGTTTATAATTAGATACTGCTTTTCTTTCTTGTGAAATACTGCCACCACTCATTTTCTTTTTTTTACCACCAGGCACAATTTTACCTGAACATACCGCGCTCGCATACATGTTCGCGTACGCGCTCGGGTACACTTTAAATTTTCTTTTAGCTGCTGCTTTTCCTCTTGGACAAAGTTTACCCATTATTTTTTCTTTCTTCTTTTAGATTTAAGCATGGCCCTTGATGGCTTTGCACCTCGTATCTTACCTTCAATTTGTTGTGGTATTTGTGATCTTCCTATTGGCATTTCTACTCCATTGGTGAATAGACAATTTTACCACTTACCTTCTGTGCCTTCA